AACACTGGATGCGGTTTAAAACTCCTTTTAAGGAAGTCCAACTCCTCAGCATCAGTATACTTGCTCACGTGTTCACCTTTGGCAGCAGAAGTGTATGTTTGACCAATTTCTCCTAATTCCTGTGCAATCGACAATTGATGGAATAGTGGCTCCTTAGCCACGTCAACAGACATTACATTATCATCTCCATAAGTCATCAAAGCTACAACTTGATGAAACAACGGTATAACGCCACGCTTTGGATCATAATCTTTTTGCTCGTGCCTATAATGGGCAGCATAGTAAGCATAGCGCATGCTAATAGCATTGTCAATTCCATTCTTCACAACTGTCAAGGGATGACCTGATGGTGTTGAACCACATGCACGATACAGCAGACCGTCAACTTCATAAATGGGGTGACTGATCTCTGTCGCTAACGTGTCAAACACATTTAGAAAATCCTGAGGTATTCCACTCTCTGCTAACAAATATTTTAATACAGAGAAAGAAGCTTCAGAAATTCCTGCGGGCATAACCTTATCGAAGGCTTTAAAATCTCCTGCACAACAATGTGAAAACTTTGTGATATACGTATATAATCTGTCCCAATCTCTACCTGCGGCATCAACACCCACCGCACTCTCAAACACAGTTGGGAAGTACGTCATAGCATTGATCAAAGCAAGTGTGATCATACGTGTCGCTATTACAAGTGTCACAGGGGCACCGGCGAAAACTCGGATTTTACCCTTGGCTATCTTTTCAAAGGACAAAGCTTCATCCTTCAAGTTAGCTCTAAAAATCAAATTTGGACGCTTGTGTTCAGCAGCCATAGCCATTAGATCATTCAACTCCTGTTCAATGTCCATCTTGTCGGCATCGAATACGATATCATAAGCATAAGTGATTGTACCATCTTCATTATTGATCTCCCTAATGTATTTCATTGTAGGGGAACCAAGTTTATCTGACAGCTCACTCTGCTTCAAGAACGAGATTTTGGGTTGATTCAAAGGAAAACCCATGGACGTGTTAATATTGATAGGATCAAATCCCTTCACACCAGCAACGCCATTTAGAGCATCTTCAAAGGACAACAAATGGACGTGTTCTTTAAACTGCGGTGTTGCAGTCATAAAATTACCCAATTTCGTTTTGATATCATCCACAGCCCATTTAAGGATAAGTGGATTCAAGGGGGGTCGAACACGATTAATATTAATCAAATCTTTGTGTCTAGCCATTTTCACAGCACTTCGTTCTGGGCCAGCATGGTTACGTACAATACCAATTGTTTCCAATCGTTCACACAATGGAGATTCAATGATATCACTACTGAATGTACCGGTGGCCAAATTATGCTCACCTATACACTCTAATGTAACATCTTCGTCGTTAGGAACCCAATGTATTGCATTGTGGGAATGAACATGGTCATTAATCTCAAATTGCTTTCCCATCACCATTTTAGGCATCTCAGTTGTTTCTGCTATCACAAGTTCTTTAGAAATTTTCACACTAGCTCGGTCCAACAAACAGGCGGCGCCTTTACGCCCATTACCTGCTGTGTGGATGCCGAGAATCATAGGATTTCTTCCTGCAAGAACAATCAATGCACCACACAATCCCGGATATGAATCAAAGGGAAGGTCATATTTGATGCCCTCATATGGTTCAATACCATTTGGAGCAACAAGTCCAACGTGTGTGATTTTGAAAGTTACTGGGCACTCACCACCAAGTGGTGTGCTCTCATGCAAATGTGATTCTAAAG